TGTGCAAAGTCCAGTATGAGCGCCGCAGCCGAGGCAAACGCGGCCTGATAGTCGCGTATGTCGTCCTGCAGCTTGTTTAGTATTGAGTCGTGCCAGTAATGGTTGGTTATAAACATGCGCCGGGGCAGCTTGGCACCGTCAAAGCGCAGCAAACGACTATGGTGTATTAAAATGGACGAGTTTGCAAAGGCTGCCTCGTTTTCGGTGCCGAGGCTGCCGGTAATGCGGGGCTGTATGGTGTAGGTTTCGGGCATGCCGAAATTGTTGCTTGTGGGGTCGGCGTTTATTGCCTGCGGTATAAGCTCAAAGCGGTTTAAGAGCGTTAGGTGTGTAATTGCGTCCAGGCGGTCAACCTCAAGCGGTTGGTCGGTGTCCTCGTCGTTTGTGCCAATCACGAGCGCCGCGCCGCCATACATGCGGCCCCAAATAAGGGCGTCGCCGAGTTTGCTGCCCTCTTCGGTTGCAACGAGGCGGTCAAAATAGTCCATTGCCTCGTCAAGTATGTCCTCGTCAACGTCGGGGCTTACAAGCTCAAAGCCTTCGCGCAGCATGTCAAGCGGCAGCATGTCAACAATTTTTGTTGCCATTTCGTCCGAGGCGTAAAGCTCTTCGGCCTCGCCCTCGGCCAACCGCTCATAAACGGCCTCGGCGGGCAGGCGCTTGTCTTTTCCACTGTAGCCCAGCCCGGTTAGTATGTTTTGCCAACCGTCAAGCCTCAACAAGCTTTTGGCCGCTTTTCCTACTGCCTTCATTCGTGCCCCCTTACCATTTAGTTAGTTGTCGCAAGTCCAAACCTTCGCTCGTTTCAAGTCTGAAAAGTGCCTGCGTGCAGGCGTCAACCTGGTCGTCGTTTTTAGCATTAGGGAATTTGGCGCACTCGTCAACAAATTCGTTTACCCACGGCTGCGCCTCTGGACGTGGCAGGTAAACATTTCCACTTTCGCACTGAGGCGAAACAGCCTGTGCGCGTGCAACCTTGCTGCCCTCTGGTTCGACCGGAATTAGGCCGGAAATTCTACTTTTCATTGCACTTATCACGGCGGGCCCGTTCGCCTTGTCCTCTATATACTTTGCACGGGCCGCCGGGTATTTCCTTACAAGCCCCAAAAGCGCGTTGCAGGTCGCAACAAAGTCCATGCGGTCCTTATATTGGTCGATTAGGTATTTGTCGGCCCCCTTGCGGCCCCAAACCTGCATTGCAACAAAATCGTTGTCCTTTAAGTCCTTAAAGGTCGCGTCAACGGAAATTATTTGCTCGTCAAGGTAGCGCGGCAGCACGTCGTAATACTGCCAGTAGTGCTTTTTTAGAATTGCCCCGCCCTCGGTGTAGGGGCTTTGCTGATAAAGGGCCGCCCAGTCGCGTGCGTTTTTGGATTTCTGTGACACAAGAAACGGCACCGGAAACTTTGACCCCCAAAGCGCCTCGCCCTCTTTTCGCTTGTCGTTTTTATTGGCAGGGGTTTCGGTTGCCATTGCCGGCAGTTTCAGCACAACCCATTGGTCTGCGTTGGGGTCGTCCTGTGCCTGTTGCAGCAAACGCCCGGCAAGGTCGTCCTCGTGCCAACGGGTTTGTAAAAGACAAATGCCGGCGTAGTCGTTGCCTTGTCGAGTGCTGAAAGTCGAAGTGTACCATTTCCAAACAGACTCGCGGGTTGTTTCACTGTCCGCCTCTTCGCGGTTTTTGAAAGGGTCGTCAATAATGCCGCGTGTAAATCCAAAACCAGTGAGTCCGCCGCCAACGCCTACCGTTTTGAAGTACCCGAATTGGTCCGCGCCGGTTAGTTCAACGTAGTCCTCTTTTCGTTTGGGGGGCTTGCCTTCAAACTGCATGCCACGCTGCAAAATGCACGACCCCGGAAAAACACTTTTGTACTCGTCCGAGTCCATTATTTGCTGCGCGTCCAAATTCATTGAGTTGGCAAGCGAGTGCGCGTAGGACGCCAAAACAATCTGCTCGTCGGGGTTTCGTCCAAGCAAATAGGGCGGCAACCGCCGGCTAACCAACTCGCTTTTGCCGTGCCGGGGCGGCAAAAAAACCATTAGCCTGCGAATGCGGCCAACTGCGAATGCGTCAAGGTAGGCGCATACAACCCTATGGTGCCAGTTGGCCTCGTATTTTTTATTAGTGTAAAAAGTAAAGTCCAACAACGACGTGCGCGCCCTTTCGGCTGCAGTCGTTTCCTTTTCCCTAAGCTGCAACCTAACGAGGTAGTCTTTTTCTGCTTTTAGCGCCGCGTCCACTATACAGCCTCTAAGCTCTTCTTTTTCAAATACAAGTGCCCTAAGTCAACACCATTAAGTTTCAATTTATAAATTAAAAAAACAGTCCACCATAAATCAATCAATTCACGCTTACGGCCTTTGTAAACCCGATTGCGTTTTTTTGATTGTGCACAAAACCAAGCCGCCCAGCACGACTCCCAATACAACAAGCTGTACTCGTGCCGCCAATCCTGCACACTGTCCATAAACCGTACAGCCGCAACGCCCAACTTTGCATTAATAGACGCAAGGTAAAAGAAACGGTCGTATTTTTTTACTACCATTAGACAACCTCCAAAACCTCGGCCCACTTCGGAATTACAACGCCGTTGCGTCGCGCCGTGTCTTTTGCCTCGGCAATGGACTCGTCACGACTTGACTTTTTGTAAACCGAAACCCTAACACTCACGTCGTTTGAAAGTTTGAAAACAAAAGTTACTTTTTGCATTCGTCAACCTCAACGTCAATTACGGTTTCACTTTCGACCTTTTCAAGCCGCTGCAATTCGGCCAAACGCTCGGCCCTTTGCTCAGGACTCATTTGGTCAATACGCTTTACAACGGCAACCTCAAGCTCGTGTTTTACGTTGCCCGAATGCACAACCTCGGACTTTTCGCGCCAACCAGCCTGTGCCTTGAGTGCAAAAATACGCTCGGCTGCATTGTCGCCCGTTTCGGCGTTGTCCAAAAGGGTTTGTGCAATTCTGTTTATGCGCGTTTCCTTTTGTTGCTCTATAATTTCACGAAGGTGCGGCATTTTGTCCATGTAGATATAGAAACTGGCACGCGAAATTCCGAGGCAGGTTGCAATTTGATCGAACGTAAGGCAGTTGTAGGCGTACTCTTTAATCTTTTCGATTGTTTCCGGTCGTGCAAGCATTTCGCCTATGTCTGTTGTCGGCGACTCTTCGGACTTCGCAGGCTGGTTTTTCTTTTTGTCCTTTACACGTCTATTTTGTCCAACGCTTTTTTTGCGTGCACTCCGTTTGCCTTTTGACTTCGCTGCGCCCACTTTATGCACTCCGTTGCAACGCCTCAACCATTGTTGACTCTTTTGGAAACCAACCGCGCCCGGTGTGTATTCGCATTAAATCATGCGCCGACGCTACCCAGTGAAACCCGCAGCACTTGCAAATCGGCATGCGGTCAACCCGCACACCCTGCCCGCCCCCCTCAAAGTAAATGCGCTTGTCGCCAAGTCGCAGGTCACGGGCAAGGCGTCCGATTGTGTCACGGCATTTTGGATTGGGGCATTTGACAAGCGTGCCCTTCGGCAACCGCACAATTTCCGAAACAGTCACTTTACAACCTCGCTTTTTGAATTTGCAACAATGCCCATTGCCAACAACTCGTCGTGTGTTGTGCAGTTTTTAAGGGCCCTTTTTCGTTTCCAGTAACGTACAGCCACAATTACCGGCACTGCAACCAACAACAAAACCAAAACCTTCCACGCGGGTAATTCATTCATTAGCTCGCCTTTCGCTTTTCGGCAAAAATGTCCTCGGCGTCGTCAAGCCAATACTCGGCCAACAGTCTGATAAGCTCGGATTTTGTGGTTTTGTAGCCTTTGGCCTTCAATTCGGCAACCTTGTCGATAAGCCTTTGCTCAAGTGCAGCGGGCATTTTAAGGCCCACAAACGCGGTGTTTTCAAAGCCGGGCCTGCCGCCGGGGTGTTTTTTGCCCTTGTTGTCCAACCTTCTAAACCCTAGTTTAGTTTAACTTTAGCCTACTTTGCAACAAACAGGGCAGGAAATTCAAGCGTTTTTATTGCCTCGAAATCAAAGCCATTGCCTACAACCCACGACATTTCAAGCGTTTGCGTTGACTCCGTGGCAGTCCAAAAAACTTCGCTGCAACCTTCAAACCAACCGTTTGCCAAGGCGTTGAGCACTTCACGGCGGGTTGCCAGCTTGTAGCCTTCGGGGGTGTTTTGAAAGTGTGCCCCCCAACTGCGCTTTTCGCTTGACATTTCAAAATTGTCGGGTTTTGGCGGTTTTTCGTCGTTTATGCCGGCGTTTCGCTCAATTTCGTCCGCAGTTGGTCCTTTTGGCCCCTCATTTGTGCGCTCTTCGGTGTATTGGGGGTCCATTACAACCCAGTCAAGGTCGTCGTCGTCAAGCCTGCCGTCGTCCAGGCCGCAGCCTAAAAGCGCCAAAAAAGCGCCGATTTCCAAGCCATAAAAAACCCGTGATTTCACTTTATTACCCTCTTTTCGCCACGTTTTTGCCAAGGTTTCGCCAATGTTTTACCACGTTTTTGCCAATTACCTGCCACGGCAGGCGAAAAGCTCTTTTGTCAACTCGTCCTGAGTGAAGGCAACCGCACGGCTGCAAATTTGCCCGGCATTGTCCAAAGGGTTGACCCTGTAAAAAACACCGTCCGCGTCAAACCGAATTTGGTTGACTTTATAAAGGTTTGGCGTCCTCTTCTCACGCACTTTTTGCCCAATTCTAAATTTTGCTTTCATTGCAACCCCCTGTTTTGTAAAGGAAACGCTTAAAGTCTACAGTTTCCCGCCGTGTTTATAATACTACCCTCGGCACTTTTCGGGAAAAGTTTAACTAAACTTTTAACTATTTGAAAAGACTGGTAAATCAGAGAGGCTTTTTTTCATTTCGTTGAAAGTTTCGGTGCGCAGCCACGCCTCATTGACCCCCTGCCAGTCGTATTGGGCGGCCTCAACCTTCAAACGCTCATAAATGGACTTTTCCAAAAGGTCGGCTTTGTCCATAAACTGCCCGAAAGTCTGCGAGTCCACAAACCCGCGTGTTTTCAACAGTATGGCAATCACGAGCATTCCCTTGCGGTATTCGGAAATGGAAACCACGCCGCAGGGCTGCAGTGCCGTTTCCACAAAGTTTTCAAGCCTTTCAGACTGCATGCCCCAGCTTTGCACGAAGGGCCCCCGGCGTCAAACCCCAAAGTGTAACCGCCCCCCAAAGTGTAACCGCCAAAACCCCAGTTGTTTTCAAAGGTTGGCCCATTTGGTTACACTTTTTACACTTTTAGGGGGGGGTCCTAACACTTATTGAAAATCAGAAATTAATCATAAAATCATTATCTTTATTTTGTGATTTACGAGCTTATAAGAGTCTAAAAGTGTAACCTGTAACCTATGTATTCAACCCACTGGGGGCCAAAGGGTCCGGCGGTTACACTTACCATAACTGAAGTGTAACCAAAATGTAACCATTGGGGTTTTTTTTGGCCGCCCGGCCAAAGTGTAACCGATTTTTGGCCCCCGCGCCAAGCCCCCTTTGGCAAAACCCCCAAAACCCGGTTGGCGTTTTTGAAACTTATAAGCTTTGCCAAACAAAACTTGTAAAATAATCAATTGGTCAAATTGTGTAATTTCGCTTACTTGATTTTATTGGCTTTTTTTCCGAGCGGCAAACGCGGCATTTTTTCAAGCTCGTCCCGGTATTCGTCCTCGGTCTGCGACATTATTTTGCCCTCAATTTCAGGGTAGTCCGACGACGCCCGCAGCACTAGCCTGCCGCTGCCGGCACCTATGGGGGCGGGGTGCCCAAATTCAAACCGGGTGCCA